TATTGATAAAGATTTCTGCCAGGCAAATGCAATTAAGTATTTGGCAAGATTCGGTAAGAAGAACGGCAGAAACAGAAAAGATTTATTAAAAGCAATTCACTATATCATATTGCTATTGAGTAGTGAAGAAAAAAAAGAGAAATGGTCAGTTGACGGTTTCTTAAACAAAAAGGAGGACTAATGGCAAAAATAGATACAGATGTTATGATAGACAAAAAAGATATAGGTAAAAACTTATACAGAAATAAAACATATTATACACTTTGCATAGAACAAGATGTTCTGGCAGATAACCAAGACAAGGCAGATGAAATGTTTTCAGATAATGGAGGAATAAATCATTCTAAAATTGGTAAAGAATTAACAGACGCTAATAATGGAGTTGAAACTTATATGGTTGACGCTAATTATACAGATTCAGGTAAAACTGAATTTATTGGTAAAGTAAAATATGATGATGATACTTTTACTCAAACCTTGGAAGAGGCAGTTGAAAATGAAGATGTTTATATTGATACTTATGCTGATGAAAACGAACCATTGCAGTTAACTAAAATTAAATTAGTAGAACCAATGACACCTGAAGAAGAAGATAAAAATTCTGGTGTAGTAAGAGATAAAGATGGTAATGTTTTACCAGAAAATACAATGACAGATAAAGAACTATCAGATGTTGATGTTGCTTTAAATTTAGAATCAGAAAGTAAATTAGGTAAATAATGAGTGTAGATGTATTAGGATATTCTTCACACGATTGGAGAAAACATACAGATAATGCTGTTGTAGGAACAGGATCTAAATTAATACCAGTTAACGATTGCAAGGTGTGGTTCACACACCCTAAAACGCTTAAAGATACGGAAGTTGATCTATCTAGGTTGATAAGAGTATTTGTTAACAATATTGAAACTCAAAAAAGGAGTGTTAAGTAATGGACAAGAAGAAACAAAAGAAATACAGAAAAATTACTTTTATGAATATGTCAGTAGAAGAATTAAAGTCTTATAAAGAAAAGATTATTGAAAAGATTGAAACACATCTTCCAGAACTTTGTAATGATATTGATGAAGTAATACAACTGAAAGTTGCAAATAATGGGTGATGTACTACTCGTGGACGACCTGAATCGTCAATCCTCGGTCATCCTCGGAAGACTAATACCTATAAAATCGTTGATTTTACTCACTTTTTTAATGCTTGACAAAAGCAACGATTTATGATACTATTAATGAATAAACTAACAAAATAAGGGAGAAATATACAATTATGTCATTTAAATACGATAAAGAGAACCTGTTTAAAGAATTTGAGGTTGCAAAACAAAAAGATATTAAACTATCAAAGAAAACAGAACAAGAAGATAAAGAAGACGATATTTACAAAAATAGAATTACATTTTTTAAAGAACATATCGCTCTTAAACAAGAACATCCAGAATATTATTCAGATTTGAAGATTAAATTTGATAATCTTCTTTCTACATATTTAACAACAAGTCCTAGAGATACTTTCTATATGAAAGTTTTTGGGAAATCTTATGCTGAGAAAATAGCAGAATCAGTTCCAACGAGTGTTAACGATTAATGAGTGATTTTTATACAGAATATTTAAAAAGTAATAACAAGAGAACAAAGTTAGAACAAAAATTAGATGAATATAATCATACTATGGAATTGATTAGAACAATCCTTCCAGTTGTAATAATAATATTACAGGTAATTATATTGGTAAAAATTATATGAAATTACAATCAATAATAAGGAGTAAATAATGAAGAAACTATTATTAGTAATGTTCTTCGTGTTAGTTTTCAGTTTTCAAAAGTATGCTGAATCATTAGCAGAAGAAGTGAAGACCTATACATTTACAGAAGTGAAGACAGCAGTTTTCAATATTCCGTCAAATGTAGAAAACTTTTTGACAAGTGAAGTTGAAAAAACAAAAGCTTATCAAAAAGAATCTTGGGCAGATGGTAAATTGCAGTTGCAAAATACTTGGTTCAAGTTAACGAGTTGGATAAAATAATGTTTGGTGATTTTGTATGTACAAGTGCTAATGATGGCACAACATATTTTAGACCTGTAACTGCTAGAGCACAAACACTCTGGCAGGAACAAAACTTTAATAGATTTGTAATAGATAATAATGAGGACTTTTACATTGTTAAAAGTGTAGATAGTCAGAAAATTTGTGATGAGATTAGAAAAAATAATTTTGAGTTTACTAGTTAGTTTAACACTAACAAATTGTGCTAATATAAACCGATCTGAAGTCGGTGCAACATTAGGTACGGTGACTACTACAGCAATGTGTGTGGAAAACGGAGTAACCGATCCTTATATAATTGCTGGGTGTGCTGTTGCAGGTGCATTTGCTGGTGCCGAGATTATGTACAAGTCAGATTATGATGTACACAATGCTATATTTGTAGATCATTTAAACAATGGTCCAACTACACAAAGTTATACAAATTGGTATAATTCAGAAACAGGTAACTCTGGCATAATTAAAGTGACCAGATCATACCTTGAAGGTCCATTTAAATGTAAAGACTATGACGCTACGATTGATATAACAAATCAATGGCCGCTCATTGGTGTAGGTGGAGTTAATAGAAAAGTTGTGTTTGGAACTGCTTGTCAGTTGCCAGATGGAAGATGGATAGAGAAACCGTAATGATGGATCCGAAATATAGAGTAATAATGTATGCTACTTTAATAATGATTACTGTACTATTATGTATGGAAATGGCGTGGGGTTGTGTAGATTGTGATTTAAATAAAAAGGCATTTGAAAAAAATATAAAAGTAGTATCAGTTGAAGGTGATATTGATACAATTAATTATGATAAAGTAACCGAGATATTAGAAAAATTAGAAAAAACTGACAATGGAGTTTATTACGATAAGATTAAAACAATAGAACCTGAAAAAGTTGATGGACAATATTGTTATATTAAAATTGTTATTAAACAAAAAGGTAATACTATTGTTAAAGAAGAAATTTTGGAGTGTGCCGATGGTAGAAAGAAGTTTGATGGACCAAGTTATTGGGAACTATTTGCTGAATTTTACTACCGAGATATTTACACTCCTGAATACTGCCGATATTATAGTCGGCCAAATCACGCTTTTAAGTCGTTCGGAAAAGTGTGTATGAATAAGAACGGTGAATGGGAGGTAAATTAATGATTAAAACTATAATCATAATAGGACTCTTTGCCATTATTGTAACTCAAACCAATATAGGTCTTGCTGATATGCTTGACTATGTTGAAGTGGCGCTTGACAAATTACAACAGATGGTATATACTATGAGAAGGAGTGTGTAAAAGTATATGAAGAAACATATAAAACTATTATCAGTTTTAGCAATGTCAGTATTGCTGACTAATTGTGCTGGTAATTATAAGATAAAGTCAGAATCAAGTAATGTTGTTGACAAAGTACCAAGTTGGTATATGGCAGACATTAATGAATCAAAGGCGTGTGATAGAAAAATCTTTGGAAAAGACAAAGATAAAGTCTGTATCTACGGAGTAGCAACAGCAGTATCGCCAGACTTAAACCTTGCAATAGAGAAGGCAAAAATGCTTGCAAAAGCAGAACTTGCCGACATTATTAAAGGTGAAATGAACAAACAATCAAAACAATTTATAACTGAACTTGGTAAGACGGAAACGAAAACTATTGTATCAGAAGTTGAATCTGTTCTGGTTAATGTCATAAAAGATACCAAAGTAAGAGGATATGAAATCTTTGAACAGGATGTAACCTTAACAAAGAATGGATATTATCGTGCTTGGATCGGCTTGAGATTGCCAATGGGTGAGTACAATAAAATGTACAATTTCACTATTGAAGAAGCGGTTGACGCCTATAATCTAAAAGAGAAGGCGAATGTCGCCTATGAAAAACTTGTAGGTGATAACAATGACAATAGTAATATACAGTAAGAATAACTGTCAATATTGTACCAAGGCGAAAGGTTTATTAAACAAACTTCGCCTTGACTACACCGAAAAAAAATTAGAAGAATTTGAATCAGTTGAGAAGATGTTAGAAGACATTGGAAAAAATGTTAGACAAATGCCACAAATTAAAATAGATGATAAGTTAATTGGTGGATATAATCAACTCATAGAATATTTTGTACTACAAGGGAAAGTGAATTACAAAGGTGAAGTCCAGTAGTATGGTAAAAGATAAAGACAATGATAAGATTATTCAATTTCCAACAAATAGAATAATACATCAAAGAACTAAAGAACTTAATGAACAGAAAAGGAAAATGGGTGAGAAGGTTGCAAAAGCATTCCAAGATCAACAAACTAAAAGATTTGTTGAAACTGCCGTTGACGATATTAGTATGAATTTATTAAAACAATTTGTAGATTTAGCAATGAAAACACAACTACCTAATTTCACAAAAGATTTAGCATTATTAGTAGATATGTTGCGTGGTTTGATTTATAGAGATTTTGGAGTAAACCATCCTGCTCAAAAATTATCAGATAAAATGGTTAAGGTGACAACCAATAGAGCAGGTATAATGTCAGCAAAAATAGATTATTCAGGTGTAGTTGAGAAACCTAAAAGTACAAAACCTATTTCTGGAGAAATTAAAAAAGAATTAAAGGATCTAAATGATACAGGAGGGTTTTTTGAACCCGATGGAGATTTAGATGACTAAAAAGAATTGCACACAAGCAATCGCCGTGTCTGGTTGTAAAATTGACGGAAAGAGAGGATTAGACAATAATGTTTAATTTTTTAAATAATAATAAAGGAGAAGATATGGCAAACGCTAAAACTTCAAAAACTATTAAGATCAGAAACCTGTTCAATACAGGTGTTGATGTTACTTGGCAAACGCTAAGAAACAGATTTGATCTTAAATCTCCAGCCGCTATGGTTGGAAAATTAAGAAACGAAGGCGTAATGATTTATGAAAATAGATCA